GGTTCAAGCAAGATACTCGGCTCTCCGTTTGTGTAATCTATTCTTGGTATGTCTAATCTGTCTGTTGTTTTTAGATAGTCTTTTGGTTGGTCGCCTTTTACTAATTGTGCATTTTGTATAAATATATTTCCACTTGTAGCTGTTAAATCATTATCAGCAGTTGCAGGATAAATACGTACTCTTGTTATATTGTTAACAAAACTTATACTACAACGATACCAACCACCACCTACATTTTGCATACTCGTATTAGTAGTGCCAACTGTTGAGCCTATAACCCCATTCTGTAAATCAAAATAAGTACCACTAAAGGAACTATGGTCTACTCTTAATCTTATAAAATTAAGTGTTCCTGCTTTTGCATATACACTAAAAGTTTGAACACCACTTGTAGATACAGCCTGTTCTACTTGTGCAAATGCTGATGAAATGTCAATTTTCCAAGCGTCAAAAATATTATAATATCCACTTTGACCACCTGTTACAGTTGTGTTAGTTTTTGTCCAAGTAGTATCAAACTGATTAGACTGTGGCACTATATTATAAGGCACATCTTCTATAAGATAATCTTCGTTTACTCTTGTTCCTGTTGAGTTTCTGTCAAAGTCAAAGTCGGCATCTGTAATTATTCTTAAAGAAAAATCATCAATGCTAAAAGAACTATAACTATCGTGTCCATAAATTCTTAAGATATTTTTATTAGCTTGTGCTTTAAATTCTACTGTGTGTGTTCCATTAGCATAATAAGTATAACCCCCATTAACATCTTGATTGCCTGTACCTGAAAGCCTTAATAATATTCTGCCTGTTGTGTTATTGGAAATAGTAAATGTAATTCTATATCTTGTTCCCTCAACAAAACTAAAAGCTCTACTAATATCATTATTAAATGGTGCAACAGCAGGATTCCAATTAGCCTTACCCCCTGAAATAGTCCAACCTGTAGTTTTACTCCAATCTGTATCGGTATCAAATCCTCCGTTACTAACTAAGTTTTGCCCTAAAGCATAAGCAGGTTTTATAGAATATAAGTAGTCCTCAGCATAAGCTGTAGGTGTGGTTATTATGGATGCTTTTTGTAGTAAACTCATTGTATATTCTCTAATAGTTGTATAGTCATTGTGTTGTTCTCGTATATCTGTACTCTTCTTCTGAGATCCGAAGTTAAATACTCTACTATATAATCATCTCCCCAACTATTGGTTGTTGTTGCGTTGCCCCAATAACTGTAGCTGTACCCTATTCCCCAATTTATCGTGTTTGCCATTTATATATTTTTTTAATTTTACTTCGTTTCTCTTTTTGGGCTTATAACACCCATCCATTAAATGTTGCATCTTTATCTGGGTTAATATCCTCATTACTATTGCTTGTGTATTCTGGGAATAGATTGCTGTTAAAGTTCATATAATCTATAAATCTTCTAGTATAATATTCTGCAAACTCTCTTTCCTTAGCTACTAAATAATCTACCTCACTTTTACTTGCTGTTTCTGCATTCTCACTAGATCCCTTAAACACTCCCCCATTCTTGACACTAAAAGCAGCGAAAGGCAAGTAATCCATCATAGCAAAATGTATAAGCATTGGTTGTATGTAATCGTTAACTAATGCTAAATAGTTACCACCTAAGCTACTTGTGCTTATATCCGTACTAATCTTATTATATAGATCAGATCCTAAATAGTTTCTTATATGTATCTGTTGTGCTAGTTTAATAAACTGGATGAACTTGTCTGTGTCCACATTGCCATCCATTATGGTGTTTTTAATTAAATCTGATCTTTTAATAAATAATACTGTTGCCATATCTTATCCTTTATAATCTGGGTGATGTCCTCTATTCGGCATATCAAATGGTGCTACCTTGCTTTGCTCTGATCCTGCAGGTTTAGCTTTGTAGCTTTTCGGTATGCTATCTACTTCATTATAATCTTTTATCTTGTCGCTTTTTTTAGTGGCATCTTTTAATCTATATAAAACCTCTTCCCAGACGTGACCGCAGTTAACACCGCCTTTAAATTTAAACAAATCATAGGCTTCACCATTATGCCCAAATGATTTATTTACACCATCTCTACTAGCTTTGTCTATATCCTCTAATCTATAAACCACATTGCCTTTGCTTCTAATCATCATTCTAATACAGAAATCTCTAGAGTTGCTACTTGGGTATTCTTCTTTATATCTGTATCTTACTTTATAAAAGCTTTTATCTAGGTAACTAAATCCATCTGGTTTAGATTTAATAAAATCTTGTAGCTTTTGTAATCCTGTTTTCTTTACCTCTATGCTTTCAGTAGCCCATTCTTCTACACTCTTATTGCTATCACAATGGTTTCTACTATCTACCTCTTCCCATTCCTCACTCATTGTTTCACCCTGTAAGTTGTCTAATAATACATTAGCATAATCATCTGTTAACTCATTACTAAGTTTTACACCTGTTTCTTCTTCCTTAGTTTCATCATCCTCTATTCCCTCTAAATCTGTAAACTCTAATGGTTGTAATGTTTTGAAATATAATTTTAATGATATATCGTTGAATGCTAATATTTGATCAAAAGCATCTATTAACAATCTCTGGAAAGGTCTTATTACTGTGTTATCCATTAATATACTAGCAGTTTTTAATTCATCTGCATTATTACCTAAACCTGTATTGTCTTTAATACCAATTAACATAGGGCTTACAACTCTGTGTGCTACTAATATTTTTTTAGCACTTTCATCAGATAGAAACTGGTATTGATTATGTGCATCACTTAATTGTATTGGCTCGATACTTGCAGCAGTAGCTGGATCATCATTAAAAGCAAGTATAAATTTACCTGCGTTACTAGAGCCACTAAATTTCTGATATATCTTTTTTTCTATTAATTCTCTTTCCTCTGCGTTAGGTGTTCCGTTGTTAAAGTTAATTAACATACTAGGTGCTAAACCATTGAGTATATTATTTAAATGATAATTAGATATTTCTTCTTCCAGATCTGCGTATTGTAAACCACCTGCATAATCAGGGCTAGAATAATATTTAAAACCTGCACGATAAGGCTTCACGTATAAGATCTCAATGCTTTCTTTGCTCATACCAAATGCTGGGATTCTTGTTAGCTTATCTCCCTTTCTATATTTACTCCAATCCTGAAAATAAAAATATGCAGGTATATCCCCATCCTCGTTAGATTTTTCAGCCCTTAATGTTTCAACAGGCATATGCTCTACTTGTGCTATTGTTTTCCTATCCTTAGAATATATTATTTGCATCGCACATTGCCCCATAAGTTTTAGATCATAACATAGTTTTCTAGTGCAATCTTTATTAAACAAAGAAATCATTTTAGCATATTCTTCTGGCTTTCTATTGCTATCCGTAGCATCTAAGCCTTTACCAAATATCATTTCACTAATAGCGTTCATACAAGCACTATTTGTAGGGCTACCATTATATCTATCTATTAAATATTGAAAGTAATTATTATCTTCCCCATATGCTATCCAGTCCTGATAGGGCTTTTCTACTATATTCGGAGTAGTATATGTTGCTAGGTTTACTATTCTTAAATCGTTCATACTATAATATAATCATTATCAAAAGAGTTCTCTGTAACATAATCACCATCATTCATATCGTAATAGTTGTTTGTGGCTTGATTTAATGTTTGATCTGTTACAAACATCCTATCTCTATATATTACATTAGAGCCACTTTCTAAAGTTAGATTATAAAATCTACCTTCTTTTAAAATACTGTTCCCAGAATGCGTGTAAACGTTGTCTATGCTTATGTAATTACCAACTGTTGTAGCACTAATACTATAAGTATAACTTTTATTAGTAGATTCATCTCTAACTTTTAATGTGCCACTACTTATAAATTCTCTGGGTATTATTTTAATATTTTGTGAACTTGAACTCGTGGTTAATACTTTCATACTAATATATAAAGAAAAGTTTATTTTTTTGCATAAAAAAAGGGATGCTATTAACATCCCCTCTTTTGAAATACACACTAAAAAATATTAGTTCGGTGCTATTTGGGTTCCTGATACTGTTACTTGTGCAAAAGAAGTTGCATTCATAAATGGTGGTGGAAATTTCTCCATCGCTTGAAAGCTTAAAGTGAATCCTGAAAGATCACCCATAGCTGCACCACTTACAATTGTGCCCCCGTTTACATCTGCTCCATTTTCATAACCAACAACAAATCTATTTCCATTGTAATCCTCTACAATCACCTGTGGTCTAGAATAAGCTAAAAGCTTTAATTCCTGATTAGTACCTGCATCTAAGAAAGGTAATGTTAAGTTTAAAACACTTTCGTAAAAAGTAGTTCCGTTTTCTCTACTAGAATTTACAGTTGTTTCTAAACTAGAATTTCCCTTTATATCAAATTTATATGCAGTCGGTGTTCCTGTTATGTTGTTAATTGTTCCGTCAAAAGCTGATGCTGCAGGCTCATTTGAGCCATCATCAGTAGCAGTTCCTAACCCACCAAAATCTACAAAGTAAATAGCTTTTAATCCACCTACTCCAGATTTGCAAGGTAGTCCTCTACCAGTTGTTAGTAAACACGCCATAGTTTATTATTTTTAAAATTATTAAATAAAGGGGGCTTTTACACCCCCTCTTATATTATGAATATAGTACTACTTCTGATCCGATGCCATACTGTACACCACTTGTAAATCTCATAATGATTCTCACATTTTGATCTCCAAGAGTTTCAGATGTGTCAATTAAGCGTACTTCTGCGTGATCTGATAAAAGACCAGTACCGAAATATAGGTTGCTTTTTTGTGCACATACCATTTTGTTAGAAGCAAGTCCAGGTGCTACAAATAAATTAACACCATCAAAAGATAATGCTCCATTGTTCCACCATTGTGTTCCTTGTGCATTTACACCATTAGCACCTAATCCTGATGCTCCAAAACCTCCTAATGCTCTTACATAAGCCTTAGCTACATTTTGTGGAATGTAAATAAATAGATCTTCTTTTCCGTAGATTTTACTAGGAATAGCATCTACTACTTTGCCTAATTCTGAGATTACATTTGCAGCAGTTACAGTTCCCGCAGTTACATCTACTACATCACTATCTGATCCAAATAAAGTTACGAATCCATCAAATTCACCTGCATTACCATTCGCACCACCCCAGATAGTTTCTTCTGTTTTCTCTGCTACTTTTGCAGCAACGTGAGAAATTAAGAAATCTGAAAACTTAGGCGGCATATTATCGTATGCTGAAATGCCCATAGCAATCGCTTCCCAGTCGTTTCTGTAATCTTTCTTACATAATTGTAGGTTTACTTGGAACTCTTCTGGCTGTAATATTCTTTCTGTTAAAGTAAGAGCATCAGCAGTTAAAGAGAAATCACAAGTAGCATCTGCAACAATACCACTAGATGCAACCTTTTTAATTACTTCTTTATACTTAATGTTGGGCTTTACAGTAATCCCTCCATTAGAAATTGTAGCACCACTCAAAAGTGCAGCAGCGATATAATCTCCTGCAAATTCACCAGCATAAGTTGTCGTTAAGCTGTTTAATGAGTTATCTACATCTAAATTAATTTTTCTTGTACTCATTTTAATTATTGATTTTAATTATTATTTATTTTTATTAATCATTGCAAGCACTCTGTCCATAGTCGTTTGACTTCTATTTTGTGAGTACAATACTTTTTTCTTTTCATTTACTACCTCTGGAGAATGCTTGATAGGTTCTGCAGCAGGCTGTGATAGTTCTTCCACTACCTCTTCTGGTAATTCATTACTCATTTCTTCTTTCTTACCCATTGATTCTTTCATATCCATTACCATTTTCTTTAGAGCATCAAACTCATCTTTGGTAGGGTATTTCTCCTCATTCATATCTTCTTTCTCTTCTTCTTCTTCCTTTTCATCCTCATACTCTTTTTTCTCATAACCTAGATCAGCAATAATACCTTCTTCTTCGATTTTCAGCATATCGCCTGATTCCATTTCATATTCCCCCACAGGTAGAGCTACCTTAGTATCTTCGGTAAGAATAAATACCTCGTTGCCAGATGCAAACTTCTCAGCTTCTAAAACTGTTCCATTCTCTAGCTTTAATTGTTCCAATCTCACCTCTTCGGATGGATTGATTACATCCTTGATTTTATTTAACATTTCTGTTGCTTTCATATTATTATATAAATTAAAAATTACTATTTTGCATTTTGTTTATTAAATTCTTCCAATACCCTGTGCGTGTAACGATCCATCGCAACAATCTATATGGTATCTATCATCCTTACATAAACAACCCTTTCTGCTTCCATAGGGGCTTGTTCTACTTGGTGTAACAAATTCTGTTACCTTTTTTTTAAATCTTTTAGTATGCACTTAATATATTTTTTATTTGATCTATTAAACCTTGTGCATTATCTTCTTTACTTAATTCGCTTTTTGGTTTATCTTTAGGTCTTTCCATTTTATCTGCAAAATAACCCTCTATGCTAAAGCCCTTTACCTTTCCTGTCTTTACAAACTCTTGCCAGATCTTCTCATTGTTTACTTTTACAGCACCCATCCAAGTACCCATCGGCACATTCATATCATACTTTCTAGATTTATCGTGGGTTTCATCCTCTACTATCCAACTTTCTACTAAGCTTAAACCATTTAAACTATGCTGATGTTCTAGTGTAGTTTTATTTTGATTGCCTTTCATTAAGTATAATTGTGATGCTTTCTGTACTGTGTCTTTAGAAAAGTATATGTAATATTCTTCTGCACCATTACTTCTGTAAATAGGTTTATTAGGAATTAACAAAGCCCCTAATAAGATTCTTTTCTCATTATCTACCTCTGCTAATTTAACCTCTTGTGATTTAAGAGCAATAAAATCTTCTTCTATCGCAGGATTCTCTACTACTGATATTGCTTCAATACCACCTAGCTCATCCATTTCATCAATTACTAATTCTATAACTTTCATAATTATATATAAATTAAATTTATTTTTTTTGCATTTTAATCTCCAAGACTTGCACCTTGTATAATATTATTCTCTAAACTTTGTGCAGAGGTTACATCCTGACTTACAACAAAAGCCTGTACTGGTTGTTGTTCTTGTTGTGCTATGCTTTGTGCTAATTGATTCTCTGGAGATGCACCAACAATATTAAATGCAGGTGCTGCAGTTCCCTGTGCTATTGCTGATGGTAAAGCCCCACCACCACTTTGCCCTGGCACTTTTACTGACATTATATTTTTTACGTTTCCAATACCCGTAGATATTACCGTAAACATAGCAGCTATTCTTGCAAACGTACTAGGTATTGTTTCATCTTTTAATGTTTTGTTTGCAGCATCATAAGTATTCATTAAAGCACTAGCTACTGCAAAAGCTTTACCTGCCACAGTTTGCTGTCCTAATAATTGACTAAGCGATTGTGATGCATCTGCAAATATTCCTAAAGCACTTTTCTTTGCTTCCTGTGTTTCTTCTTCTATTTCTACCTCAGCAGTTTTATATTTATCATTTATCTCTGCTAGTTTCTTTTTTTCTGCTTCATCTAACTCTGCAAGTAAAGGTGACATAATTCCATAATGCTCTATGATTTGTTGTCTTAATTTAGAAAAATGTTCTTCGTTTTTTCTTATTTCTTCTGCTTGTCTTTCTGCATCTGTGTCTATAAGAGCCTGTCTGATAGCTTCTATTTCAGAAGCCTTTTGTTTTTCTCTATTGATTGCGTTAGCATCTCTCTTTGCCTGTTCGTTATCCTCTATCTGTGTTACACTATTTTCAAAACCTGCTAAAGTATTTTTTAAGGTGTTTAATTTGTTCTGTGTAGTTTCAATAGATTTATCTGCTTCTTCCTCTACTTTCTCAGGATCAAAAACTAACTCAGCTATTCCCCCAAATAATCCCTCTGTCAATCCAAAATCTTTACCAAACTGTTTACCAATAGCATCTATGCTTCTTAATAAGATAGCTAATGGTGCTGATATAAACTGCAATACTCCAGACAAAATAGCTTTGTTTCTTTCAGCAGCTTCTAACTGTGATTCTTTTATTTGTTTCTGTGTTTCTAATTGTGCTTCTAATTGAGATATAACAGCTTTTGTTTGTTGTACCTTTAAGCCTAATATTTCTTTCTCTGTTTTGCCTTGTTGTTTAAGGATGTTTTCTGATCCCTCTATTGCCTTAAATCTTTTTTCCTCTTCTGCTACCGCTTCACTTTGTTTCTTTAATAGGTCAGTCGTTTCAGTGCTTACACCACTAACTAATTTTTTTATCTTATCAAAGTTAGCTATTAACAACCCAACAGCTACAATTACTGCACCTATTCCTGTTGCGATTAATGCCTTGGTAAAAACACTTACACCCCTTGAAGCACTTATAAATCCTAATCTTGTTAGCCTTAAAAGTTTTACACCTTTTCTCAGTTGCCCAAAATATCCACCTGTTACCATATTTAGAGCAGCAGTATTTTCTCTGCTCTTAATTAATTCCTTAGAAATAAACCCTTGTCTTTTCTGAAAACTTATATCTGCTTTAGCTTCTTGCTTCTGGAGATTTAAACTTTTTAAAGCAATTCTCTGTTCTTTTAATGAATCTGTTACTCTGTCAATAGATGCTTGTACCTTTTTTCTAGCACCTAATTGAGATTTAGGTATATCTTCTTGGATTCTTTTTAATCTAAGCAGTTCTTCTTCTAACTCAATAGTTATTTTTTTCTGCTCTAATATTGTATCTGTAAGTTCTTTAAAGGATTGCTCTGCTTGTTTCAGATCACCCCTAATCCTAATTACTCTTTCTTCTGCCATCTTTAATTTGTTTAATTGCTTCCCTTAGATTTGTAGCTAATTTATATTTTCCCTTTGCGATTCTTATCTCTTCCGTTTCGTTTGTTGCAAACTTCAAACCCTCTAATATTGTTTTTATCATATTTTTACAATTAGTTCTAAATCACTTTTATTTGTTAATAGATTTGTTTTAATACTATTAATCCTATATTGTTTACCATCTATTACAAAGACATCATTTAAATTATAGTTAATTAATATTTTCTGCGGTAGATATGCTTTTAATTTTAGCAATCTGTTTCTTCTGTTAAATATATCCTGTATATATGTTTTATAATAATTATTAAACAAAGTTCCTGTGAAAGAGGAATCACCACTAAACTCATTAGTCATTAATCCAAAGTTTATATTTGCTGTGCTTGTACCAGGTGTAAGGCTTAAACTATTAGATGGCACATTATAACTTGTCAAACTTACTGCTGATGATGCAGATTCCTGAAAAGAGATTGCTAATGATGCTGTTCGGTGTATAGGGTAAAAAAGTAAAGGTAAATCTTTATCAGGCTGTTGATCTTTATTTACACTCCATCCCCATTGTATAGATGTTTTAGTTCCCCCCGTTGTATCGTTTATATCAAATAATGTTTCAAACATAAAATGCTCAAAGGGTAACTCTACCTTATAACTGCCACCATCTATCTTTGTAGCTAAGCTATCCTCATTATATCTTAATGTGCCCCACTCTTCATTGTTAATTTCTTTGTAAGCATTAGCCAGAAAACTTTTTAAACCTTCAAATCTAAATATAATTTCACTATAAGGTAATGCTACATTTGATTGACTAGAGCTTACATCCACAAACTCTGTAATGTCATAACTTGTTCCTGTGGAATTAAAAGCATCCAAAGTGTTTACAAATATAGTTCCATCTTCTTGCTCAAACGCTACAAGGTTGAACATCTTAAACAAACCTGTCAAAAAATCTATAACTTTCATTTCAGGTATCTGTTCTGTGATTACGAAGTCAAACTGATTAAAAGCTGTGAATGGTGCGGCATCAAAAGATTGTGATGCAAACCCACCCTCTTCCTGTTGTACAATCCATCTACATTTAGTTAATGTTTTATCAGCAGTATGTGTAACACTTACAGTCCAATCACCTGCAGCAAAAGATTGCAAGTTTCCTGGAGATGAAACCCAACCCTGTATTCCTAATTCACCCTGTACCATTGTTGTATTTCCTGTTAATTCTGTTTCTTCTCTTCTTAACACCCCATCTTTATAAACTTTGATCCCATATGATACGCTATCGGTTGATTCTATCACAAGTTGCATATTGGTTAAACTACCTAATCTATTATCATCATCCCAATCACTCGTGATTCTTAGTGTAGAATCATCCACCATATTAGCATATGTATTGCCTGAAGTGGGTGTCCAATTATCAACAGGTGTTTCTAATATTTGAACTTCTGTGCCTGTGCTAACTACTTGTTCTGGTGCTCCTGATTTTCTATGTAACCACATAAATAAATGATCATACACATCATTAGTGTTTGTAAAAAAATCATTAGAGAAAGTTAAACCATATTTAGTTTCAATTGCTTCTACTATTTTTCTAACCCTGATCGCATATTTAAGCTGATTCCAAACTACTCCTCTGTGTTTACCTGTATGTGGGTAAAGATTGCCTGTGTCTTGTGAAGCAGTATCACCACTATCATAATATAATCTTGTGGTGTGAGTAATTAAAGGCGCTATGACATCATTTATATTTTGACTAGTTTGTAATCTAGATTTTACTGTTGACATATTCCATATGAGATTCAGGGAGTTTAATGGTGTTAAAGTATTTAATTTATCTTCACCGATTAGATCCTTTAAATCTACAGTATTACCAAAGAAAACTATTTTATAAGTATGTGCTTTATTAAATTTTAATGATACACTATTTAATTTTATTTTACCTTTTTTAAAATCTACTCCATTTAATTTTATTAAAGCATCTTTTTTTGTTCTTGCATCATAACCATTATCTATATCAAAGTTATAATAGTGTTTAAATATTTTGTTGTTTACCCTACTAGCTGGTAAAGAAAATTGTTGAGAAAACGCAGTGAATATCTTTTTTATATCTCTAACATTTTTAAGAGTATCTGTTACTGTAATAGATTCATCTTTAAATAAATCTACTCTTTGCCCCTCTATATATAATTCAAGGTTTTGCATTAACGTATGTTGTTTACAGTTTGGAAAGCAAATTCTACTTCTATCGTATAATCTATTAACTTATCGTTAACATTTGTTTTATATCCTAAATTGCTAGATGTTATGTGAACAGGCAAATTGTTACCCTCATAATCTATCCACACCATCTCACTCAGCATTAATTCTTTAAATATAAGATTGTTCCCCTCTGGATAGTGCCCACTATTTAACACAAGCTTTTGGGTTGCGTTTTTACTCAGAATTTTTTTCTGATGGCTATATGTGTTATAAATACCATCTACAACTATATTGCTCTTGTAAGTTTCCTCCGTTGTATTGATCGATAGATTAGATCTTTTAAACATCCATAAATCCTGTAATGCTCCATACTTATTTACAAATACTAATTTGTAGGGCTCATATTTACACTCTTCTATATTTGTAACACGCAATTTTGTAACACCCTCTGTTGCACTCACAAACACTTCATCTACTCCATAAATACCAAACTCACCTAAAAAGCTTTCTAAACAGAAACTATCTTCAAATATTCCCCCATCTTCCAAAACTCTATCCTCATATCCATCAGCACCTGCTTGTGATTCATTTGTGATATATTCTATTCTTAGTTTACTATCTGTTACATCTGCTACAAGGTCTGTATATATTTCTTTACCCTTATAAAAAAAACTCACACTTGTCGTATTGTTAGGATCAACAGGTATTCTTAATGGTGCATCATCAGGTTTTAATATAGTTGTGTTGCTGATCAATAAACCCTCTAATAAACTTGGGTTAACACCATCTTCAAAATATCCATACCCATCATAAGCAATGATTCCTAATACTGCTGTGTCAGGAGTTTGTGCTGTTCCTGAAATACTTTTAGTTATTCTGTAATCTACGTTAATCGTTGAATATAAATTTGTTGTATTATATTCTCCATCAAAGCCTGTTGTTAAATAATCTCTTACTAATTCACTTATCTCGAAAGATACTTTTGCACTATATGCAGTTGATGTTAATGAATACGTTACACTACCGCCCCAACTACTACTTGCAGTTCCTGTATATATGTAAATCTCTAATTGTGCTGATGTCAAATTACTAGCACTTACATTTATAAAGTATGGGCTTCTTACATTTATCTTAGCCATTTAAATTTATTTCTTGGTTTTTAATATCATTATATATTTGTCCTTCTAAATCTAGTGCGTATGCTTTTAGTATATCATCTGGTAAATACTTCATTACTTGGTTTAAAGCTTTAGTTAAAAACATACTAGGTGCAATACCTCTAAACCAAATGCTTCTTACTATTAAATGTTGTAATGATTTTTGTGTAATAAACCTACCTGTTTTTTTATCTCTTCCTTTTATTCCTCTTCGCTTAATCCATTTCTCTATCCCGTCAGTTAGTCCACCTTTTTTTCCTGTGCCAGATCCAAACCTGTATGGACTATTAGGTGCTTTGTTTCCGCTTCCCGTTCCTTGCACCCCTTGATCTATAAACTTAGCATAGTCCTTCGCAAATATACTTAGGTCAAAACTACCTACCCCTGTTTTAACTTCCTTTCTAATACTATTTAAAAGAGCACCAGATACAACTTTCTTTTCTTGTTTTAAGTTAGCCTTGCTTTGATTAACCAAAAACTTAGCATAACCATTTAATATCTTTTTTAATTCTTTAGGATCTTTTAACATATCGTAATGTCATTGTGTATTAATATATCAAAGGTACTAGCCCATCCTGCTAATCTGTTTTCAAACCTTTCATAAAAAGGCTCACAGCTTGCCACCCCATCTAACTGATATAAATCTGTATGTAATGTGCCACCTCTTAAAACACCGATCAATTTATTTACCACTCCTAATTGTGTATTTAATATATCGTGTTCATTATTGTTGCCTACAAACTTATCTGCTCCCTCTTCTTTATTTTCATCTACAATATCCATTGTTAGGATCGTTACATTAAATCTTAACACTTGATCTTCTTGTGATACGTTATTTATAATAATATGTGATAATGGAAATATAGTTTGCTTATTTAAATCTACATCTGTAATATCTCCTGTGGTTACTGTGTTACAATTAACATCCGATAACAACTGCTCTTCTATTTTAGTTAACACTAAATAAAAGCCCCTTATACCTTTATGGCTCATCTCTTATATGTTTTAAAATTATATATTGCAATTCTAAATAAGATAATTAATAGGATAATAGAATATATATTTAGGTGGGGCTCACCACATAAACCTAATAGGTGCTTTATTGTTTCAATCATTTAAAACCTTTTTTAATTAATCTTTGTTCTATCTCTTGTTTCTCTTTTTCAAATGTCAGATAGTATAAACATTTGTGTATATTTAATTTAGTGATATTTTCAAATCTTGTAATGTCGCCTTTAGCGAGTGCATAAATGGAGTTATACCATCCATACTTTCTAGTAAAATTTGTTGCTCCATCAAGTTGTCCTTGTCCGCTTTCTGAATATAGCTGGTCATAACTTTGCATAAGTCGATCCCTAAATTGTAAAAAAAAACAACCGATCCAAATACAATTCCTAAAGGCATATTGTTATAGATCTGAAAATTGCCTGGCTCATACTCCTCAATAATATATTTATCTCCTTTTTTTAATGTAACAGGTCGATACAATACTGCCATTGCCTTTTCAATCTCTTCCCACTTTCCAATATAAGTATCCAAATCTACATACTCACCGAAACTCATATCATCTAGATTAGGTATAAAGCCATATTCAATCCCATCCATTTTAAATCTATTTATCAGTATGCTTTTGTTTTCTAATATGTCAAATATTTGTGCAGTTATGCTTGTGATATCATCAGCCCTCATTCTTCTTATGCTAACATACGGGATGTTACAAAATATTTTAATTGTTTCTATTTGCAGTTGTGTATCTGTTAAATCTTTTAATGAAGCAAACTCTTTATATTGTTTTAAAGTTATATCATTTAAACTTGTTGGTACTGTTATGCTAGTTTTCATATTAATATATAAACTTTTTTAATTTATTTTTGTTACTAATTTATTGTATATCTTCCAAAGTTAGGTCTGCTTAATATACTATAAGTCGCATACCTTACTGCATCTATAATGTGATTGTTCTTATCTTCTGGAATATTTGTTAGCTTTCCGCTCTTATCTTCTTTCCATTTATAATTCCTGAACTCCTGAATTGCATTGTTACTTGTAGAAGTAATAAAAACCTTATACCTCTTCAATAAATCGATTCCAGCATTTACACTATCCCTACCCTTTAAACTAGGTCTAATGTTCCAACCCATTCTTCTTAATTCTTCTATTAATCTCGGCTCACTACTATCCATATATAATTGATTTCTTGCAACCCCTACCTCCTTAAATGTATTGTGTAGATCTTTAGTGGTCATTTGTGTTCTGTATAAATGTTCTTTAATATAAAGATTATAATCTAAACTATAAACACTTACAAGTGTTGAGGGATCATTGGAGTATCCTGCATCTGCACCATATGCTATAAACTTAGCATCTTCAGGTATCTGTGAGCATTCATAATAATTAAATATAGTAGCTTTGCTTATACCCTTTAATCCTAATCCATATATCTGCCAGTATTGTTCATCCGTTTCTTTTAATCTTTCTATCTCGGATTTAATGCTTTGTTCTAAGAAAGGATTATCTAAATAAGTTGTTCTAAAGAAATCACAATCTTCTCTAGGTATTACTTTATCATATATCCAATGGTATTCGTCACTCGGATTGTAATCAATTATAATTTTGCCATCTGTTCTAAATATTAATTGTTGCCAATCTTCCCAATTTAACTCATTAGCTTCATTAATAAATAACAGGTTTCTTTTTCTACCTCTTACCTTTTGTGGCATATCTAAGCTAATAAACTCTACAAGATTATTAAACAACCTATACTCGCTATTGGATTTATTGTGATCCTCTTCTTTGTATATATTTAATTTACGCAATATGTCTAGGAAATCACGCATTACCGAAGCTCTTAAACTAGGAAAGGCTTTTCTGCAGATTGTTATTGTTTTGTTTCGATTACTCGCACAATATTGCAAGATAATCCATAAGAGTATATTATATGTTTTACCAGATCTTGTACCACCCTGTTCAACAATAATTTTTTTATTACTATTGATGAGATGCTTATAGACTTTATTGGTTTGTATCTTCTGTTTTATCAATTATCTCTACTTGAAAATTAGTAGGCACCCCATCAGCACCTGTGATCTCTTGTCTTTCTACATATCCTCTTTTCTTTCCTTTTGTTTTCAAATAAAATATAGTCGCACTTGTTGAGTTCTCGGCTATCTGTCTGTGTAATTGTGATTCAGCAAAATCCAATGCTACATTCTGCACATCATCTACTTGCTTTTTAAATTCTAGATCTGTGTTATACCAGTCATAGTAAGTTGTTCTGCCTATGCCCACTTTCTTACAGGCTGTTGTAACAACTCCCAAAGATTTTTCTAATGCATCTAATAATGCCTTTTTATGCTGTTCGGTTTTGTTCATTTTCAATACTATTTTTATAATCTTTTGCTTCTTTTTTTCTTTGTCGTAATGAATCTAAATGATCAGGATCTAATCGATTAGCTTCACGCACCATTTTCTTTTCTCTAATTCTGTCAATCTCTTCTTCTATTGTATTGCATTGCCACATTCTTTCTAGTGAATAATAAACAACACTATACCTATAAGCCTTATTATTTCCATACTCAATAGGGCTAACTCCGTGTAGTAAATCTTGTCCATCGAATATAGTCAATGAATTGTCTGCTACTTCTAATGATATATCTAGTTCTGGTATTACCAAATGTCCACCCTGCACATCTCCTTTAAACACAACCATATTGCTGTAAACATTTTTAAAGTTACCAGAATCGTAATGATATTTTAATTGATTGTTTTTGTTTACAATACCGCTTGTAAATACACTATTATTAATTACCCATTGTTCTTTTACCTTATCTTTTACTTTGTTTTTGTGTTCGCTAAATGTTTCAGGAAAGAACTCGTGATAGTATTTAGATACTTCTTGTGCAAATCTGCTAATAACATAATGCTGTTTAGGGTGTGAGGTTCCCATTGCACTAGCACTACAATAATCGTGTTTATTTTCTTGTCTTGGATTATAGCCAAATACTGCGCTTGTGTTGACTAGTCCGTGTGTTCTTTTGCCTGTTCCGTATTTAATGTTTTTGACTGCCCATCGCACATCGTTTGGTTTCTTGGGTAAAATCCTGTAAAGTAAAATGGGCTTGTTGTTATGATATATAATTACATCATCTTTTATATGTCTGCTTACATCTGATAACATCGCTGTTCTTCTGATATAATCTTTTTTGTCAATTGGTTTTCTATCTACATCTATTCTTCTCATCGCATATCTTTTAATCTTAATTCAGCATTGCCTGTTGTTTTTCTAATATACATTTTACAAAATTCAGGAAACATACTCTGTATTTGATATATAGAATCATATACATATTGTTTTGTTCTTATCTCTTGTAGCCCCCCCTGTTCTTTATAATAATTTGATTTAACTGTTAAGTAATCTAATCTTACAAGCCTTTTGTTTCTTATGTATTGCCTAATACTATATTCATAATCCTCTCCGTGGTTTGTAACACGATCTAAAAATTTATCGTGATCAACAATGACACCAAACATAGAAGCAATTATATAGCATAGCTTTGTATATATTCTGTTCTTCATAAAATACGGATTGCCTGCTGCATAAATACCAAAGGTTTTAGCTTGTATTTGCTCACAAGCATTAAATCCTTTATAAAAGACGTCTTTTTCCAAATCCTCAACATCTATTAGCTTATTACCTTTTTTTCTTTGCACCTTTTCTATATCATCATCAAACATCATTAGCCTTGTACCCTCATCATAATACTTCTCAATAAAGTTTCTTTGTTTGCCAATGGTGGGCACACCTACAACAATTTTATAATTATCCGCAAGGCTTTCTTTGTATATTTTTTCTTCTTCTTTGTTTGCTACAAAAATTGTAATCAGATCTTTACTAATATTATAATCCGATAAAAGCCTTAATGTTTTCTTTTTTATTGTTTCTGGTCGCTTATAAGATGGTATTGCAATTTTATAATCCATACTTATCAATTAAAAATTTAAATGCCTGTGTGTTGTCCGTAAGGCTTTCTTTTTCTCTTATTGTTTCTAGATCTTTAACTGCCTTTTCATACTCATCTGCATTAAAATACAGGGTTATTTGCTTTACCTTTGCATTTATATATGTGTCTAATTCTTGATGAAAAATATCTTTGTCAACTTCAGGCTCCTCGTCCTCATCAAAATATATTCTAGGCAGATCTAATCCCCATTCCTTTAATTCATTTAACTCCCATTCGTTTGCCAACACATCCCAGTCCCATTCTCCAAAGCTACTGTTATCTTTAATAACAAATTCTTTTTTTTGTTTTTCTGATAAATCATCTGCCTGTATAACATAAACATTTTTTAAACCCGCCTGCACTGCAGCCTTGTATCGCATATTGCCACCCAGTATAATATTGTTCTCATCCACAACAATTGGTCGCAACTGCATCATTTCTGGAAAATCCTTAATGCTTTTTACAAGCTTGTTAAATTTATAGTCCTTAATTACCCTTGGGTTTTGTGGATTGTTTTTAATTTTATCTATGTTTATTTTTATAGGTTTCATACTTATATATAAATTTATTTAATTTTTTTTATTTAAATTTTTAACAGGCAACTGGTTTACTATTCTATAAATTCTATTTACATAATCATCACTTATGTAATCTATCTTATGTTTTATTGTTTCTCTTTTTAATCTCTTTAATTCATCATCAGTATATCTTTGCTTAAAAATATCAAACCATTCATCTAGCTTTTCATTATACTTTCTATATACTTCAAAATTTCTTAAGCTGTGTAAAGCTGTTGCGTGATCATAACTCTTGCCCATACTTTTATAAAAATCCTTTATATCATATAAAGTAAAATTGTAATGATTCCTTAATATGAAATTAAATAAAGATCTAGGCTCTGTATGTTTTCTGCTTCTGCTTTCTTCAAATATATCTACCCCAGATAAATCTTTTAATAGTTGCACTATTTGTTTTATTTCTTTATTCTTCATCCTCACTTTTTTATTCTGTTCCTGCAATAATATGATCAGATGGGTGTCTGTTTCTATTATACTGGTCCACCCTCCATTGATCCTTTCTTTCTAACTTTTCTAATTCAAAAGTCAAATGGTCTATTGCTTTTTGTAAATCCTGATTAGGTGTTTTATGTTTCTTATATGCTCTAAGTATATAAGTTACTGCTGTGCCTAAATGATAATTTAATTCAAAGTTATCCACTACTTGCTTTGCTGTATATCCATTATCACCATTATAATATTCAGGTGTCTTTACTTTTGTTTTCATAATGTTCCACTAATATAATAATTATCTATATCTACCCCATCTATAAAATACGTTTCAAATATCTCTAATGCTTTCTTCACCTTCTCTTGCCCTCTTAAATAAAAATCCTCACTACAATCCCACACCCCAATATCTAAGCTACCTTTGTCGATAACTACAAATTTAAAATCTTTATAAGATCTATCAAATAAATTACAATATAAATAACATTGCACATCATAAGAATATCTATTAGCACTATGATGAAAATTTTTTATATCAGTTGTAGTTTTAAGATCACAAATATAGTATCTTCCCAATACATCTGCTTTGCCCCTAAAGGGATAGCCATCTATTATTTTAATCATAGGCTGTTCAAAGATACTGTCAGTAATCATTTTTAAAGCTGTTTCATTTCTAAAGAAAGCATCTGCTAGTTTCTCTGCATCCTGCTTTTCTTTCATTGTAAATACTTTGCCGTATTCTTCCTTTGCCAACTTATATGCCTTTGTGTTTTTGGATTTTACATCTACAAAGATTTGTTTTTCAAATACATCTGGCTCTAAAATTGCTGTGTGAAATAACCACCCATCCCTAAGTGCCTGGCTTTGAGCGCTTCCATACTTTAAAACATACTTATACGTTTTAGGGCTACTTAATAAAAGTTTAATGCTGGAACTAGATAATGCTAAATGATTCAGTTCACCGTAATAAAAATCATCATTATACATTTTATTAATTAGATCTTCTTCTTCGTAATGTTTTCCGTTTAATAATTGTATCATCTCATATCAGCTTCAAAACAATTAATACTGCAATATGGCTTTTGTTCTTCCATATCTTTTCCACATACTCCGCACTCGTATTTATCCTCATAGGGATTATCTAAATAAATAAACATATAATAAAGTTAAAATTAAACCTAGATAGCTAAATATTAATGCTATCATTTTTGCTCTGTATTTTTTCATATTCTTCTAATTTTTCTTCAACCCTTCTAGCTCTTTGTATTGCTCTTAGTTTATCACTTCTTAATCTATCTATAATATTATCAAAGGTTTTTCTTTCATTCTGTAATTGCCAGATATATAAACTAAGATTGATAATCATTTTTTCAAACTGTTTAAGATCTTCATTATCACTTTTATCCCTCCACCTTTTTAATAATTCTAATACTGCGTGTAGATCTGCGTTAGCTTGAAGAGTTAATAGATCTCTTTTCATTTTATATTATAAATAATAGATCTTGCAACTTTTTCTTTACCTTCCCAATAACTCCATTTATTAATATCGTTTTCTTCTATTGCTATCTTTTTATTTATTTCGCATAATCTTACTTCTGCTTTTAAATCATCTAATTGTGTTCTCATTTTATAATTTGTTTTTTAATTGTTTGTATTTCTTTTCTCTTTCTTTTTCCCATCCCTCTTTAGCCTTTACTGCAAATTCATATAAAGCTGGTATATCATCTAACATTGCATTAGCATCCCATTCCATATAAATAGTTCTATCCCCATCCTTCCAATCATCTACTTCTGCTTCTATATGTAAAACTCCAGGAGATTGACTAAGGCTGATTGTTCTAGTTACTAAATATTCTTTCATAATGTTTCTAATTTGCTTATTGCTTCTTCCATAGTGTCTAGAAAAAATTCTTCACCTGTTTCAAAATCTGTAATTATATATTCAACATCTTGCCCAAAAGCACTAGATATAGAACATCCATTCTCTAAAGCAATATATACATATCCACTCATCGAATTAAAACCTACTTCCATTATATCCTCTCTCGGGCATTCTTTGTAATAAGCTTTCCATATTTTGCTTAAACCTTTAGCTTCTAAATAGCTTGGGTTTTGTAAATTATACATAGTTAAATTTTCCATTAGATAAAGTTTTTGTATTTGTTTAAGTTAATTGTAAATGATTGAAAATCCTTAGCTTCTTTTTCTGTTTTAAAGTAATGGCTTTCAAATTGATCCTTGTTTATTATATCTAATCTATAAGAATCTTTTTCTTTGTTTGTCATTATTCTAGTTTTCATAATTATAATTTTATTAGTTATTAAATAAATTTAATAAATATTATAATATAAACCTAATAATTATTAAAAAATTTTAATTATTGTAAGATTTTACCCTATGTGCTTGATCTTCAGGAATTAGATAGCAAGGCTTCTGAATCTTTTTTTTTGTCCATAATGTAGTGTCAGGGCAAAACATATTTACTTCTTTAGGCATTTGTAAATCGTTTAACCAAAAAAGATAATTGCCACTAGGATCATTAACAAAATATAATGCCACACAATCCTCTTTAATAAGTTTTTCATATTTATATTTTTCTATCATTTTATCTTTATAATGTGTTTTTCTAAACTTCATTTCTATTACACAGCATTTACCTTTAGGTGTATATCCTTTAGCATCATAATGCTCATAACCCTCACCACACCATTCAAGTTCCCAGCCATCAAAATTTAACAAGGTTACTATAGCCTGTTCCCATTGATGTACCTTATCTATCTTCATAAATTTTATTTAGATCGTTTATCCATCCTTGTACCTTTTTTATCGTGCCTTTACAATTACAACCACCTACATAATCATATCTGTGATTCATATATTTTGCGTGTAACTTACTGATTAATTCTAATTCATCTTTACTTATTGTGTTAGAGCTTTGTTTGTTTCTAAATGTAGTCCAAGCTGTGTAATCTATTTGATCCATTATTTTCTCTTGATTTTAATATTATTTAGAAAATTTTTTCTTTCCTCACACCCACAATCTTCACCCCAGATTTTTTTCACCAACCACTTAATGCCTGTTATTGTAGTAATTTTTTCTACTATATCTCCTAATCGCATAATTTATCCTTTAAATATTGTTTTACGTTTCTATATGTATTATATAAACTATAATAACTAATTTTGCTTTCCCTACTTAGTTTGCTTATGCTTGTGCCTGTTGCTACTATTGTAAAAACTTTCTTATCATACCAATACATTTCAGACAATTCGCTGTTAAGTTTTTTTTGCATTTGCTCATACTCAATTTCATTAACACCTACAATCTCAGGCATCTTAGTTTGATCTACATAATCTAGAGGGATTTTTTTTATCCTAGATTCTACCTTGTGAAGATTTAAATACATACCTTTTAATATTTTGTAGATATAATAATAATTTACATCATCATCAAAAGTTATGTTTAGCCCTTTCTCAACATCTTGTTGTAGTTGTATATACATTTCCTGACATATATCTTCTGCTACAACTTCATTGCATCCAAAAGATTTCAAAACATTAATCCAGTCCTTATGTTTTTTAAATGCTTTTTCTACTACGTTAAAAGGGTAATTCTTTTTTGCCACTAGGTTTCTCTTTAATAATATTTACATTATCAATCTCAAAACCCACATTATTAATTATGCTTTTTAACCTAATAGGTGCATCAATAGGTGTTGGCCTTGATCCTGTATCTGTATCTTTTATTTTCCTAGTGTGTATCATTGAGTACATCCAATCTGTAGGATGCTGTATGTATCTGTGTATTACAAAAAAATCATCTGCTCGGTTTACAAATTTACCACCACCCTCCACATCTGAAGCCATTGGGGGAATTGGGTGTCCTTCATAATAATCACCTTTAGAATGTTTTTTTCTTAGTGCTTCGGTGGCTGCGTGTGTATTAAGCCATATTGTAACATTATTCTGTTTGCAGAATATTCTTAATTCGCTTGTTGCCTGATAGTCATATTCGTGTCCATTAATCCCCTTTAGAACATCTCTGTCTTTTACCAAGCTATTATAAGGATCAATTAATAAACCCTGATAATCCCAAGCCTTTTTAATATTTTGCGCTAAATCTAACAAATCCTTATAGCTATATAATTTATCTGCCTGAACTAATTTAAAATGATTATTAACATAATCACTTACTTTATCAAGCTTAGTTTTGCTCATTTTGTTAATTGGCTCACAAGCTATAAATTCGCAAAGCTTTCTAATAATACTATATGCTTCGTTTTCGCTTGAATATACCAACCAACGTATATTGTGTTTGAGTGTGTATAAGAGCATTAAATAAAGAATCACAGTAGTTTTACCTACATTTGCGTGTCCTAGTATTACATTAAAATTAGATCTTTTAAATCTTATATGTTCATCTAATTTCTTGTGTCCTAGTTTTAATCCTTCCTTTAATTTTCCTGTTCTTACTTTGTTTAGTTTTTCTAGTTCTTCTTGAAAGTTTATTAGCATTCTTAAGTTAGTTATTTTTTTTTAAATAAAAAAGGGGGCAACTAAGCCCCCAATATTAAAAAGGTAAATCATCATCTCTGTCTGGAGATTGATCTACTGCAGTCACTTCCTCTACATAGGATCCTATTCTCCACCCAACAATTGTATTGAAGTATTTTATCTCCTTGCTTTGTGGGTTTTCCCATTTCTTTCCATATAGATTGACTTCGACATCTACTTTATCATTTGTTTTATAATGATCCAATAAATTGCATTTATCTTTTCTAAATTGTAATGTAAGAAACTGCGGATAATCTCCAAAGGTTTTTATTATTAGATTCCTAAAGCTAAAATTACCTCTTGTTTCTGTTTGATTTATTTCTACTATTTGTCCTTGTAATTTCATTTTAATATATTATTAAATTCGTTTGTAAATTCTCCTATATCTTTAATGTTTATAACACCTCTACTCGCAAGTTCTATTGCACCTTTAAATGCTACTTGTCTAATTATACTGTCGTTCGTACTCATTGGTTTTTTATAATCAAACTCTGCTTTTCCTAATGCTTTGGCGGATTTATACTTTTCGCTAGTTACCTCGTAGCTAATACTATCTCCTACTGCATAAGCAAAACTATCTGGTGCAGGTGTGCTAAATCCGTAGTTATCACCATTTTCAAATGTTACAGATACCTTTTTAAATTCCTTTCCATCCTTAGATGTCCAATTCTTCTCTTGCTTAATAAATTTAATTTTTGATTTTTTCATAATTTTTGATTTTTGTTTTATATAATTTAATTTCTGATTCTAAGTAGTTAATTCTATTTAACATAGTTTGCACTCTATAATAATACAAATCTATTAATTCATCTTTACCTGTCATAGTTATTTTTTTAAATAAACCTTTTTAGGCACTCGATTATATTTAATGCTTTTTATAGAATCTCTGTCATCAAGATTATCAATGTTAGTTTTATTAATAATTCTACTTTCCAGATCTATTATCGTGTATCCTTGTTTAGCTAATAACCTAATAGCTTTTAGCTGTTCCTTAGCCCTTTCTTGTATTCTATAGGCTTCAAATATTTCATTACTTATCGGCATCTAGTTTATATTTTGAAAGTTCATTGTTAATCATTTGTATTAGTGTTTGTGCATCAGCATCATACTGAAGATCCCAGTCACCTGTTTTTACACTATGTATTAATGATTCTCTAATTAGATCTAATTCAAATATGCTTAAATCAACTTTAAGTATATCGTCTGTTGTGTGTTGTTTTTTAAATATATTTTCCATAATTATAAGTTATTTTATATAAAATTATAAAAAATATTTAATAAAAACCAAAAAAAAAGGGCAAAAATTAATCTGCCCCCTTAACTAACTCAAATTATAAGAAAATTAAACTATTCAAAAACTTTCTAAATATAGTAATAAAAATTAATCTAGCAAATTTTTATAATGTAAAATTAATTCTTCTAGATCTTTATTAGAAAATTTTTTTATTTGCCTAGACATTGTTATTAACTCATCGGCTGTACCTTCCCCATAAGTACGATCAATATATTTACCCATTAAATAGTTTTGTCCACCGTGAAAACCATTACAGCTTTTACACTGCACGTGTACGTTTTGGCTATTCCATCTTGTTGCATAATGTCTGCGAGATACAAAGTGCCCTGCATCTACTTCCTTCCAATGTTTTCTGATACCGCAAGTAACACATTGTACCTGTTCTTGTTTTGCTAATCTTGTTCTTATAAACTTGCTAAATGCTGTGTCTAGCTTTCGCACTAAACCTTTTCTAGATATTTTTCTCATTTTGTATAAAGTTATAAAAAAAATTTAATATTTTATATAGTTATATAGTTATATAGTTATATATATAAGTATATTATATATACTTTATTATTAATAATAATAATATATATAGTATATATATAATAAGGAAAAAAATTATTTCCCTTGTCCTATATATTTTTTTTTGTAACCTTTGGAACTTTTTAATCTGGATTGATTTTTACTGTGTGGATGACTTTTTCTTTTGGGTTTTCTATATATTGCTACCTGTATTTTCCTTGCCATTACTTACTACTTTTAGGATGTTTTTTAGGCAACAAATCATAGTCTTGTGTATATTTAGCGTTTTGTGATCTACCATTTTTTATTAAATATAAAAAAGCATTTACCCTAGCAAATCCCCATTGTGACGCACTTTTAACATTTGGACTATGCGAAGTATTAAAAGCACCTAAACCTCTTTGATAAACACTAGATAACATTCCCACCGTTACACCATAACCTAATTTCTCTTTATACCTTTTATTAAAATCATTAGCCTTTTTTTGTAGAGTTGCTCTATCCTTAGCAGTTACTTTAGCACCAGTTTTACCCTTAGCACTTCCACCTGCACTTCCTTTGCCTTTAGGGTTTTTGTTGGGTGTACCAGATCCTGGTGCTTTGGGTGATTTAACAATTCCACCCCTTTTTCCTACCTTAGCATAACTATCTTTTTTAACACACTTACCCTTTCTCTTAACATATCCTTTTGGGCATTTTCTAGATTTTTCATATAACTCGTGTTGTTCACAAGGCATATACCAAACCTTATCATCTTGTTCGTGTGTATGATGTCCTTTGCATCCTATATCCTCTGCAATCTGTTCTGCTTTTTCTTTAGTGCTATAAGCTAATCTTCCATTGATTACAGCATAATCATCATTTACTTTAATATATTCTTTAGCTAATTTCTTTTTGTCTATTTGTTTTAACTTAGATATAGCCCAATTAACACCTGCACTACCACCCCAAGCATCCCACATTAATCCACCACAACCCTCAGAGTATGGCACATCTTTATTTTGTTGATGTCTTTTAAAACTAGCCATTCTCGCAATAGTAGATCTTGTAAGTGCTTCACCACTAGCAAGTTGATTAGCCCTTGTCCACCCAACAGGTGTGCCACATTTGCTACCATTTTCCTTTTTCCACTTCAATGCACGCTTAGCGTTATTTCTAGCTGATTCAGGGTAATCACTATAAGTTTTAAGATCTATTCTTAACAACTCCATTAACTCATATATTATTATACTATCCATTTTTTATTTTTCTAAACTTTTCTACACCTCTACTACCAAAGTAAGCTACATAAACCGTAACTAATAAATTTTTTAAAAGATCTACCCAACTTTTATCTACATTAAAACCTATATCAAAACTATCCAGAATTATCAACAAAACCATACTAGTTGTTAAAAATATCAATGACATTGGTCTAGTATTTTTACTTAACCAACTATCGCTTTTCATATCACTATCCCATCGCTTAGATACCTCCTGCATTTCAATAGCATCCATTTCTAGCAGTTTTAAAGCAGTTTCTTTGTCCTCTTGGGGCAAATCCTTGTCTTGCTGAATTAAGCCCTTTAAAACACCTAATGCGCCATTATTAGGCAATACATCACCAACTAAGTTAACAATTCCACTACCTTTGTCTAATAAAAACTTGCCAACCTTACTATCCTTAAACTTTTTCATTCCATTTTATATGTATGCAAATCAACAATAAAAAAATATTTAATTCATCCCATTCCATTACTTCATCTTTAGGATGATAGCTAAAACCTAATAAAACACCTGTAAGGCTTCTATCTATTATAGCTATTGTCATATTATTCTATATGCTGTTCTACCATTTATTTTTTCTGCTCTTAGTAATCTATTTCTATTTTTACCTTCCACATAACTAATATGCAACCAGTTTGGGTTATCATCATCTCCAAACTCCCATATCATTTGATCAAACTCTAAATTATCTTTTACATACTCAAACATCTCTGCATTTGTTTTATGCCCATAAACATCATCTATATCCATTGCCTGACCTTTACAATGCTGACTAGAACTAACACCACCAATAGCTTTGTTTGTTTCAGGAGATCTAAAGAAACTATTAACCTTTATCGGTCCACCTACCCATTCTCTTAATGGCTCAAATACCTTTTCTGCTATAATCTGCATATTTTGCATTTGCTGATCATTAGGTTTATTTTCTATTCCTAATCTTTTAGCTGTGTTAGAATGTATCGCTTCTCTATATGTAATATGATTACTTATTTTCATAATCTAAAATTCAAACCACACTTAATAATCTTAATTTCTTTACCCCAATATCTTTGCATATTAACCTCAGTAAATACACCTATTTTGCCAACCTTAAATCCAAACACACCACCAAAAGAATAATCCAACCAATCATCACCATTTCTCCCATACCAATATCTCTCATCACCGCTAATTAATTTATGTTTAGGCAAAACATTACCATATGCGTGTAACCAAAAACTTTTACGATAGTGATAAAAATCTAAACCTGCAATAATACTAGCATACTCGTGTGGTGCTATTTTTGCTAATTCAATCTCATTATACGCATTAACCACATCTTCAAAAATATTATTTCTATAATCTAAATCTGAGCTACTTATTAAGTTACCTTGCTGATCAAACCATTGATAATCATATCCTAAACTAGCCCCACTTATTGGATCGATCATTTCATAAACCATATCTGTATGGCCTGCAAAGTCGTAAGCTAATACCCACCAAGGGTTGTCTTCTAAGTATTTTTGTATTGGGTTATGCCCATATGCTTTCTGTGCTTTACGATAAATTACCCCAGATGATAAACTTAATTTTTTTCCTAATGGGATTCTAAACCTCGCTTCTGCCGAAGTATAATCTATATCTACTAATTCATTAACTTTATATTCCCCTTTTACTAACCACCATTTTGCTAAGTATCTAACAAAGGCTTCTTTGTTTTCAAACATATCACCCTGTTGCCTACCCTTGCTATATTCAAATAAATATTCTAAACCTTTTGTGTTTCCTATATTGCTTCTTGTTCCTACGTTATTTTCTGATCCATCATAAAACTTATTGCGATCTTCATACTGAAAATTAGCTAACTTTCTCCAACCAATACTCCAAATATAATCTGCAGGATTTCTTTCCGTTGTTTCTATTAAATCATTTTCCTGTGTTACATAAAAGCTTTGATTGTCCTGTATTGCATTAGTTTGACTATATGCCCCATATATAGTAGAATATTTAAAAGTTTTCTTAAATATATTTTGTGAGAACAATATGCTAGTAGATAGCATAAATAAAATAATTATATTTTTTTTCATATTAAAACCTTTCATTTAATAGTTCATCAATTTTTTCTTGTATTCTTTCCTCTGTATTTTTGGGTAATTCTAAACTAATACCGCTTTCAATCTTCAGCATTACTTCCCCATCACTGTATAATATTACAGTTGGTAAATATTTAATGTTTTCCTTTTTAAATATACCTGCATTTTTACCCATATACAGAGTTTGTATGCTATGATCTTTAAATTTATCTAAAGATATTTCATTGTCTTTCAAAAAATCTGCACTAAATTGTATTATCTCAATTTGAGCAAAACTCGCAAAAGTCACTAAGTACGCAATTATTACACATCTCATCTTTGTTTACTAATTTGATACAATCTCTCGTCAATCTTTTGTAGCTGATCTTTTACCTCTTTTACATCTCCACTTAATACATCAGTTTTTTCTTCAACCCTTTGGATCGTGCTTCTCACAAGTTCATCTTTGTATTGAAACTCAACTGGGTTTACACTATTAGTTTTTAGTGCATCTATATCCTCTGTATTAGCAGTTACACTTGCCTGTAAGGTAAAGTATATACCAAACAAACTAGAAAGCCCTACAACTGCCCCTATAATTTCTTTTAGAGATAAACTAAACTTGCTTTCTGGATTTAAATCTGCCATTACATTTTGTTTTCTTGGTAAGATACCCCCATAAATCCGTGCATTCCCTCGTTATCTAAATCAATCGCATAACTCTTCCAACCATAAGGATGATCTACAGTAACATTGCCCTCTTCGTCAGTTTCTTCTAAATCTTTCCAAAGCACATCAACGTGATACTTGTCTGATAGAACAGGTGCTTTAGTTTCTTCACCTTCTTCATCATACTCTCCTTGCTCTAAAACTATGTTTCCAAGCTTAACAATAGTATGCTTATGTGAAGGCACATCATTACCCTCTTCATCCTTTACACTTGGTAAAGCATTGATCTTAGCTAAAGCACTAGCTTCATCACTAAATTCATATTTACTTATTCTTATTCCCATTTTATTTTGTTAATTGTGTTAATAAATTATTTATTTCGGTATCTGTCATACCCTCTGTATCGTAA